GCCCAGCAGCAGGCCGTGCGCTCGATCCTGCAGGCGCAGGACTACTCCAAGCTGGCCGAGCAGTACGACCCGTTCGACCCGGTCGGTCTGGCGCTGTCGACGCTGATCCCGGCCGGCTTCGGCGCCTGGGGCCTGCGGGCGTCCAAGGTGCACGCCGCCAGCGAGGCACGGGCGGCCGAGGCGCAGGCACAGCGCGACTTCGCAGCCGGGCCCATCCCCAGCGAGGAGGCCGTCATCGCCCGCGCCGCGCGCGAGGCCACCCAGGACCACGTCGACGCGGCCCGGGTGCTGCTGGACCGCGAGCACCGGCAGAGCACCAACCCGCTGCGCGGCGACGAATGGCGGGCCTACGACGTCCACGAGCAGGCGCTGACCCGCGCCATGGATCAGATCAGCCGCGGCGAGCGCGTCACGGTGGACGACGTGTTGCCGCCGGTGCAGCGCAGCCCTGAGACGGTGGCGGCCCTTCAGGAACTGGGCGCGCTGCGCGGCGAGCGCGAGCAGCTGCTGCCGGTGGCTGAGGGCCTAGCCGAGCGTGGCGCGATCCGCGAGGCACGAGAGGAACTGCGCCTGATGGAGCAGCAGCGGCCCGACGCCAGCGATGCCGGCACCAGGGAACTGGCCAAGGTGGTGCAGGAGCAGCAGGGCGTGAGCTACAAGACCGCGCTGGCCGAGGCGAAGAAACAGCTGCAGGGCCGGCTCGACGACTTCGAGGCACGCCAGCAGCGGCTGGAGCAGGCTATCGAGACGAATGCTCGAGCCCAGCAGGCCACGCAGCGCCTGGGCGAGATCGACAAGCGCGTGCAGGCGCTGGAGGCCCAGGTCGGCGCAGACGCCGTGCTGCCGGCCTTCGCGCAGCGCCTGGCCAGCGCCGGCCGCGCCATCCAGGCAGAACTTCCCAAGCCGAAGGAAACCACGCGTGCAGCACCCACCGAGCCAGCCAAGCCCGCCGCCCCGCAGCCGAAAGCCGCCGAGCCGGCGCAAGCTGCGCCAGCAGCTCCTGCGCGAGCAGCAGAGCCCGCCGGCCCCGCAGACAGCGCGCGACCTGCCGCCGCTGGCGCCAAGGCCGGACTGGTAGAGGATGCAGCCGCCGCGGCGCGCGTGGACCAGGTGCTGGCGGAGCGGCCGGACCTGATGGTGCAGCTCGACGGCATGGACAAGCCGGCGCGCGTCGACGAACTGCTGGCCGCGGTCAAGGCCGAGGCCGACGACCTGCTGGCTGACGGCGAGCTGATGCAGCAGGCCGCCGAGTGCGCGCTACGGGTGGGGGGCTGAGTCGATGAATTCGAGCAGCGTCACCAGCAAGGCCAGGCCGCCCACCAGCAGGAAGGCGCCGCCCATGATCATCCAGTACGTGCGCAGCGCACTGACCGCGCGCCGCCAGCTCCCCGAGCCGCCCCACACCATCAACGGCACGATCAGCGTCATCACAAAGATGGCGCCGAGCGTCTTGAACGCGACCCAGAGGTAATCCATGCACCCGAATTGCCGACAGCAGCTGAACGCCGCCCGCGCAGCGCAAGGCCGCAATCCTCTCACGCAGGCCCAGGAGGCGGCAATCGACGCCCGCATGGCCGGCACGCTGCGCCGCCTCGCGCGCACCGACTCGAACTGGCAGAGCTACAGCCGGGACCAGCGCTACCTCATGGCGGCCCAGGCGGCGCAGGCCGACATCGCGGCCGAGGCCGCGCGCAAGGTGGCGAACGCCCAGCGCCAGGTGCTGCGCACCGCCGAGACCGAGCAGCGAATAACCGACACCATGACCTGGAAGGGCAGCGGCCGCACCGACGCGCTGGTGCACGACATGGAGCGGACGCACAACTACATCGACGGCATCAAGCGCGACGCGACGCGCGGGCTGATGGAGTTGATCGACGCGGCCGACTCGGGCCAGGGGACCGGAGCCGGCCGGCGGGCTCTGATGATTGCCTTCGGCGCGCAGAACCCGGCTATGACGCGCGACCTGGCGTTGGAGGTGTTCGGGCAGGGCAAGGCTGGCACCGGCAACGCGCTGGCCAAGGCCGGAGCCGACGCATGGCTGAAGACGACCGAGCAGCTGCGCGAGCGCTTCAACAACGCAGGCGGTGACGTGGGCCGGCTGGACTACGGCTATCTGCCCCAGGCACACGACCAGGTGCTGGTGCTGCAGACTGGCCGCGACACATGGGCGCAGAAGGTGCTGCCAATGCTCGACCGCTCGCGCTACGTGCTGGAGGACGGCGCACGCATGTCCGACACCGAGGTACTGGACGTTCTGCGCGGGGCCTGGGAGACGATCAGCAGCGACGGCAGCAACAAGGTGGCGCCTGGTGCACCGCGCGGCAACGGCGCCCGGGCCAACCGCGGCGCCGAGTCGCGCGAGATCCACTTCAAGGACGGCGAGGCCTATCTGTCCTACCTGTCCGAGTTCGGCCGTGGGTCGATGTACGACGCCATGATTGGCCACGTCGGCGGGATGGCGCGCGACATCGGGCTTGTGGAGCGGTACGGCCCGAACCCGCAGGCGCAGATGCGGCTGCAGTTCGACCTGGCCGAGCGCGCCGACGGCGGGCCGCAGCGGGTGTTCGGCCTGCGGCCAGAAAGCTACTGGGCCACGCTGAGCGGCGCGGCCGGCACGCCGGCCAGCGCGCGCCTGGCCAACATCGCCAGCCACGTGCGCAACATCGAGACGTTCGGCAAGCTGCAGGGCGCCGTGCTTTCGTCCATCACTGACCTGGGCACGTACTTCGTGGCCACCGGCTACAACAAGCTGAGCTATTGGGACGCGTTGCGCAATCTGGCCGTCGCCGGCGGCAGCGAGGCCAAGGAGTTCATGAACGGCCACGGCCTGATCGCCGAGTCGATGATCTCCGACCTCAACCGCTGGGCCGGCGAGAACGTGGCGCAGAGCTGGAGCGGGCGCATCGGCAACGCCACCATGCGGCTTTCGGGCATGAACCTGTGGACGGACACGCTGCGCCGGGCCTTCCAGCTGACGCACATGGCTGGCGTGGGCCGGATGGCCGACACCCCCTGGGCGAAGCTGGCCGAGTACGACCGCTGGCGCCTGGAGAGCAAGGGCCTCACCGAGGCAGATTGGGCGGTCATCCAGTCCGCGCCGCGCGACGACTTCCGCGGGCAACCGATGGTGACGCCGGACGGCATCTACGCCACCGGTCACCCGGAGGCCGGGCAGATTGTCGCGCGCTACCTCGGCATGCTGTCGGACGAGAGTGAGACGGCCGTGCTCAACCCGGACTTGGCCACGCGCGCCATGGCGTCCGGCGGCGGCACGCAGTCCGGCACGGTGCGCGGTGAGTTGGCCAAGTCGGTGATGCAGTTCAAGAGCTTCCCCATCGCCATGATGTCGAGGCACTGGCGTCGGGCGCTGGACACACCGCAAGGTCTGGATGGCGCGCCGCTGACGGCCAACCGGCTTGCCTACGCCGGCGCCATGATGGTCAGCCTCACGGCGCTGGGCGCCATCGCCTTCCAGATCAAGGAGATGGTGAAGGGCAAGGACCCGGTGGACATGACGACCGGCAAGTTCTGGACGCGCGCTCTGGCGCAGGGTGGCGGCCTGGGCTTCGTCGGCGACATGCTGCTGTCGGACACGACCGAGGACCGCGGCAAGCTGGACACCCTGGGCCGCGCACTGCTGGGCCCGGCGTTCGGCTCGGCGGCCGACCTGTGGGAGCTGACCAAGGGCAACGTGGACGAGTACCTGGCGGGCAAGGACACGCACGCCGCGGCCGAGGGCTTGCGCTTCGCGCGTGGGCACCTGCCGCTGGTGAACCTCTGGTACGCCAAGGCGGCGCTGGACCATGCGGGGCTGAACGCGCTGCAGGAGAACCTGTCGCCGGGCTACACCTCGCGCATGCAGCAGAAGGCGCGCAAGGACTGGAACCAGGACTTCTGGTGGGCGCCCGGCGATGCGACGCCGCAGCGGGCGCCATCTTTCGAACAACTCGCCGGACAATAAGCCATGCGCCCCGACCAAGCCGAAAAACTCGAAGCCATCATCGACCGGCTGGCCGACGTGTTCATCGTCGAAGCAGACCCGGCCAACTGGACCGCCGACGGTGTCATGCCACGGGACATGACGCAGGCCCAGCGCGGTGACCGGCACTGGGACCGCAAGGGCGCCGTGGGCACGGCCGGCGTGCTGAACCACGCGCTGAACCTGCACAAGCACTGGCGCGAGCGCGCAGCGCTGAGCCCGAGCGGCGAACTGCCGGCGGATGAGGCTGAGGATCTGGACCAGACCATCCGCAAGGCCGAGCGGCGCGCCGAGCAGATCGCCAGCAAAGCGGTCGAGAAGGCCATGCAGCGTCGCAACAAGGGCGCCCGTGAGCCAGTCAGCAAGTCCTGAGAAGGTTTCGTTTCCGGCCTTCTTTTTGATGTGGGCCGAGGTCCAGCGGTGGGACGTGCCCGACATCCACTGGATTGCCGTGCACTGGCTTGAGAACCGCGGCCGCCTGGCCGTGCTGCGCTGCTTCCGCGGCTTCGGGAAGTCCACGCTCCTGGCCGTCTACAACGCCTGGCGCTACTACCGAAACCCGGCGTTCCGCATCCTGCACCAAGGCGACCAGGACAAGACGGCCTACAAGACCAGCCGTGACACGCTGGCCGTGCTGCAGCGCCACCCGCTCACTGCCGATGCCTACCGCTACGGCATCCGCGGCAACAAGGACTCGTTCTGGTGGGGGCCAGGCTCCACCGATGAGCGCAACCCAAGCATGCAGGCGGCCGGCATCCTCACCAGCATCACGAGTTCGCGCTGCGACGAGGTGCAGAACGACGACGTGGAGGTGCCGAAGAACATCACCAACCCAGACAACCGCGAAAAGATGCGAGGCCGCCTCGGTGAGCAGGTGCACTGCATGGTGCCTGGCGCGCCCATCCTCTACATCGGCACACCGCACACGCACGATTCTCTCTACGACGAGATGGAAGCCATGGATGCCGATTGCCTGACCATCAAAATGTTCGATCACGAGTTCCGCGTCGAGCTGGCCGACAAGCTGAGCTATGCGCTGCCGTTCGCGCCCGAGTTCGTGCTGGTCGGCATCGGCAAGACGTCTAAGGCGCTGCGGCCCGGCAAGGACTACACGCTGCGCGGGGCCACGATCACCTTCAAGAAGGAGCCGATGGCGCTGGTCGACTTCTACAGCGGCAGTTCGTGGCCCGAGCGCTTCACGCTCGACGAGATGGAGTTCCGCCGGCGCAAAACCAAGACCATCAACGAATGGGACAGCCAATACCAGCTGCACAGCAAGCCGGTGCACGACCTGCGACTGGACCCGGACCGCATGCCGGCATACGACGTGGAGCCGGTCTGGAAGCGCGGCAACGGACAGCTGACCATGTGGCTGGGCCAGGCCCGCATCGTCAGCGCCGCCGTGCGCTGGGATCCTTCGAGCGGCAAGCTCAAGAGCGACGTTTCGGCGGTGGCCGTGGTGTTCCAGGACGACACCGGCCGGCGCTACCTGCACCGCGTGCTGGGGCTGATGGGTGATGTCGTCGAGTTCGCGGACGACGGCAAGACGGTGATCGGCGGCCAGGTTCATCAGCTCTGCAACCTGGTGGAGGAGTTGCGGCTGCCTCGCGTCACCATCGAGACCAACGGCATCGGCGGGTTCTCGCCGGCAACGCTCAAGGGCGCGCTGAAGCAGCGCCGGCTGGTGTGCGGCGTGGCCGAGCAGCACAGCACCACGCTGAAGAACAAGCGCATCCTGGAAAGCCTGGAGCCGCTGCTGTTGACCGCCGACCAATTGTGGGCCCACGTCAGCGTGCTGGACGGTCCGCTCTACACGCAGATGCGCGACTGGAACCCCGCCGTCAAGGACCAGCCCGACGACTACCTGGACGCCGCGGCCGGCGCCTGCGCCGAGCAGCCCGAACGCGTGATGCGCACCATCGCGCCGGAAGACCACGCCGGGATTCCGGCCCCTACCGGGCAAGACAGTTGGCGCCCATCGAGTGGCGTGCACATGCTGGAGCTGGAGACGGGCATCGTCGACTGACCCGGCCATGCGCGCCTCAACAGCGAGGCGCCCATGGCAGTCCCAGAGCAGACCCCCCTGAATTCGCACTTGGCCAGCGGCGCCTCGGGCGTGTTCAGCTATGACTTCCAGATCGCGGCCGAGACCGACCTGGCCGTGACAGCGGACGGTGATCTGCTGACGTTGAACGTCGACTACACGGTGGCAGGCGTCGGCGTTGAAACTGGCGGCACCATCACCGTCACGCCCACGCCGTCGGCCGGCGTTGTCGTCACCGTCTACCGCGACACCCAGCTGAAGCGCGACGACGATTTCCAGACTGCCGGAGACCTGCCGGCCGCGCAGGTGAATCTGGAACTGGACCGCCTGTGGCGCGCGCTGCAGGAGATCTTCAGCGGTGGCAAGGGTGCTCCTACGGCCATTCGCGTGCCGCAGGGCGAGACGGTGCCGGCGCTGCCGAAGGCTGCAGACAGGGCGTCTCGGGTGCTGGCGTTTGACGCTTCTGGCAATCCCATCGTTATCCCAGGGGTGGACAGCGGCAGCGCCGCCGCCCTTGCCATCGACCTGGCCAACACCGCCAGCGCCACGAAGGGCGACTACCTCATGGGTGTCAGGCGCACTCAGACCGGTGCCGTCGCCACCACACAGCACGCGGTCAACGAGGGCCGCTGGTTCGACATGAAGGCCGACGGCGGCTGCGCTGCCGATGGTGTGACGACAGGTGATGTCGCCAAGATCCAGGCCATCATCAACGCGACGCCAGGCGTCTACTGGTTCCCCGGCGGCACCTGGCTGTGGGAATCGAAGCTGCAGCTGCCGAACGACGTGGTGCTGATCTTCTCGCCCGCGGCGACCATCAAGCCCGCAAGCAACGGCCTGACCATCTTCGGCGAGAAGGACTACGGCGGCGGCACGAAGACCTGCTACCGCAGCCAGATCATCGGCGCTCGCGTGGACGGCACCGGCAAGACGGGCACCGTCTGGGGCGACTTCACGAACATGCGTCAGGCGGGTGCCGGCATCTACAACTCCCTGGCCATCGAATGTGGCCTGCCGATCTTCCGATTCGGCTGCTACGCCACCATGGTGAAGGACTTCACTGCGTTCGGCGGCGTGCTGTCGCCCATGACCTTCACAGCCTCGGCCAGCAAGTGCGTCGTGGAGAACCCGATCATCGACAACCAAGTCGCCGGCACGGGGAGCGGGACGGGGACCGCGATCCAGGTCAACAGCACCACGTCCGAGACCATCGGCGTGCAGATCCTGGGCGGCTACATCCAGGGCTTCGACATCGGCATCGAGGACAAGGCCTACAACACGACCATCGAGCGCGCGTACTTCGAGCACTGCAACGTCACCGACGTCTACTTCAACGGCGCCCGCGGCAGCCATGTCGCCAGGACGGACCACAACGCCGGCATCGGCGCCTGTGGCATCAAGGCGCGCAACAGCGACGCCATCAGCGTGTTCAAGCCTCAGATGGGCAGCGGGAATCGCACTGGCCTGCTGGACTTCGACGGCACGAACACCAACTGCACGGGCGAAGTCGACTCGTCAAACGCGAGCTGGAACACGCCGCTGGGCGTGACGACCGGCATTCTGCTGAGCCCGTACTCGGCGAACTACA